TGCTAATTTTGATTCTAAAAAGTTCATAGGTTCACCTGTTCATCTATTATATTTTGCATTTTATTTATGCTTGTATTCGACAGATTGTAATATGCACCGCTGTTATCATCAATCTTTGCGTCAGAATAAATAACCTTACTTTCATACCACAAGTTTTGATCTGGTAAGGTAAAATCTTTGTATCTGTCGAATCCTGGCACATAACCTAGATACGCAACAAAAGCTGTTTGATCTGCATACTCTCCAGACTCTTGTTGCTCTTGCTCCATGTCTTCTTGTTCTTGTTTTAGGTTGTTCGCAATAATTTGATCTGCGATTTGGTCTGCCTCAGATGATGTCATAACATTAGATGTAGCAGATAAAATTTGACCTTGTATATCACTAATTTGCACATCCGACATAATAGAATCGTCTAACGTAACCAAAGGAGTTATTGTTATAGAAGTGCCACCTATAACATCGGCTCCATCACTCATTTGCAAAACTGTATTGTTTTGCACATTTGCTGACAATATTTGATCCGATATAGATGGAGAGGACGAAGTGCTTATACCGCCTGTTTGATTTACCTCTGTATTACCCGCATTGTTTTGTGTGGTGTAGCTGTCTGACGCAGTTCTTAAAGTTTGTGCTACTACCCTCAGTGCTCTAGATATGCTGTTTCCTTTTGGATTTTCCTCAAAAGTTTCAACAATTTCTTCTATAAGTTCTTCGTCTAATATTTCTTCAATCTGTTCTTCGACTTCTTCTTCTGCAATTAATTCTTCTATAACTTCTTCTTCAATGATTTCCTGTATTATTTCTTCTACTACTTCTTCCTCAAGTATTTCTTCAATATCCTCCAATATTTCGTTTTGTGCAAAAACTTCAATCAATTCCTCTGCGTCAAATACATCTACAACATCAACATTACTGACGATAGATACGCTTTCAATAATTGGATCGTATGTGTCCAACACATCTATTATTGGATCTATAAATAATTCATCATCAGAGAAAAAGTCAAAATCAAAATCATCAAATACATCTTCTTCAACAAAATCCTCAAAAGGTTCAGTGAATGAGACGATCTCCTCTTCTGTAATTTGATACGTCTCTGGTTCGTCAAATCCAGTTTGTGTAACCAATACTGCGATCACCTCTGGTATATAACCAGAACATGTTGGACTGTATTGTGGATCCTGGTCACATTCAAAATCACGCAAAGCCTGTTCATAGCCTGAGCACTCAGTAGAATACAAAGCATTGATTCCACACTGTTGGGCCAGATAAGCCTCTGCATAACCCTCGCAACTACTATCATTTAAGACATT